TTGTAACCCCACGTCTCCCTTTGGACCAGCAACGCCTTGAGCGCCATCTTTGCCCCGCTCACCAGTTTTTCCAGTGTCTCCTTTGGCTCCGGTCTTTCCTGTATCACCTGTTAGTCCCCTTTCACCTTGCAGACCAGTTTCGCCCACAGGTCCGATATCGCCCTTATCGCCTTTGAGTCCTTGAAGACCTTGTAATCCCTGTTCTCCAGTCTCGCCCTTTTCGCCTCTATCACCGTCTTTGCCATCAACGCCGTCACGTCCGGATTCTCCGTCAGCACCGGCAGTTCCGGTTTCACCTTGAAATCCTCTTGCACCTTGTGGTCCACGTTCGCCACGATCTCCTTTCTCTCCATCAAGACCCTGAAGCCCGCGCATGGTCTCAACTTCATTAATGATCTCAAACCACTTATTTTCTAATTGCTCTACTGTTTTTTTAGTATGCGCTATAGCAAAGGCTGTAGTAATACCAGGACCAATCTTACTCATTAAGCTTACTCATATACCTAGTCATCTCTTCAATCAATTCATCTTCACTTGTAGGTATATATGCTTCTTCTTTCTTTTCCTTTTTCTTCTTAGCGTCTTCTGCATCCTTCTGACGCTCTGCCTCACTCTTAGGCTCTACCACCTGCACTGGTGTAGGCTCAGGAGGCGCGTTCTGTGCTTCAGCTTCAGCAGCAGCTTCTTCTTCAGGATCTGGAATATCACCAGCAGAAATCTCTTTGTCAATATCTTTCTGCATTTTTTCAATGTCATCATCAGTAAACATAAGAACGTTTCGCATGACCCAATCTTTACTGAAGTATTCACCTACATACTGAGTGACTTCGTTCATCAACCCAACACGATTCTGAAGAATCTCTGCGTCTTTTAATTCTGCAAAATGATTGTCTTTAATGTAATCAACATAGATATCGTCTTTCCATTCTTCCCAATCTTGAGCAGTAATGATACCTTTGAGGATCAACTGCTTCTTGAGAATACCTAGAAACACGTTACCGAACCTACGACGAAGCCTATCAATAAACTTCTGAAACTTTACTTCGTCTCGTGAGATTTCTGTTGAACGACCCAAAGAAAACTGGGCTTCTTGCTCTAACCTATTGACAGGCACATTCAAACTGCGATATAATCTCTTTTGGAAATATACAACATCGTCTATCTGCCCTAGATTATCACCACCCGGCAATGTCTCGATCTGTGTACCACGACCATTTTCTCGTCTAGGTAACCAGAAGTCTTCAAGCATAGACATATGCTTTCGATCATCTTTGATCTGCCCAGTAGACGCATCATAGACCAGTTTGTTACGATACTTGGTCATGATATCTTTCATGTATTGATCAGCCTTACCACGAGGCAAGCTACCAACATCAATATAAAAGATACGTCTTTCGGGTGCTCGTGCTAAACGATAGATGACCAACGAGTCTTCCATCATTCGCAACTGATTGATAGGCTTTAATGCTTTATGTAAGTGTGATATAACTTTCTTTTTGGATTCGTCTAGCAAGCCAGAAGTTACATAACTAATCGCATCAGTAGACATCTTAACACCTTGAACGGTGTTGCTTCCTGGCTTCTCTTCATAGATGTAGTATTCTTCAATATTATCTACAATTTTAACACCCGTCTTAGGATCTTTCTTGTACTTGACTTCACGAACCTTACGGATCTTAGCTGAGTCAATGTGTCGAATCTCTTGAATACCAGCTTTGGTATTAGCTTCGTTGACTAGAAGATGATGGACAACTCGACCATCAATATACCACGACCTATAAATGTCGTGCCCTAAATCATTGAACTTAAGAAGCCCAACAATGTTATCAAACTCTTCTTGAATCTGATCTTTAATTTTCTTGGGTGCTTCAATCTCATCTAGCTTCAGTTCTACCGAAGATTCTAATTCTGAAGCGACGATAGATTCACTGACAATTTCATCAATAGCCATATCCACTTCAGGATTCATGGACACACCACGATAGCGCATTATAAGTTGTGCGTTATCTTTCGATTGATCACCATCTAAATTAATATATTGCCCATATGCACCAGCACCAGTACTGATATACCCTGCGGCATCAGCATCAGTAGGAGGCACAATAGAAGGGAGCATTTTCTGCTCTACTTTCTTAGACCGTTTTAATTCAAATCCAAATAATTTGAGTAATGCGTTATCGTTGTCTGCCATTCTTTTTCCTAATAATAATAACAAGGGTGCCCGTAGACACCCTGTTATTTAGTCTACTATTAACTAGTAGTATTTGACTCCCAATACTGGTAAGTGAACACTACATCGAATGTTTCGACTTCACCACCACCATCATATGTTAATCCAATATCACCAACAGATGTTGGAAAAGCACCACGAATGTTATACCGCTTGATTACAGACTCATCACGATCTAATTGATCAATGATAAGATCCGTTTGATAATCAACAGGATTAGTGATACCAGTGTTGGCTGAGTGACCGTTAATGCCATTCATCCAACGTTCCATAGAATCACGAACTTCAAAACCGGTATCATTTAAGATAGTGACGGTCCATGGTTCGAAAGTTCTATCACCTGCAACATTCAGAATTCTGCCTCTGAATGGTACAGGAGTTGCTTCAACAGTTGAAGCGGGTAACTGCGCTGCACGACACATGAAAGATGTTAATTCAACATCTCCAGAGGCGTATGCAGGAAAGTTAATGGTTGCTTTGAACAAATTTGGTCTAGCACCACCACCCCGCAGTTTTGATTTAAAGTCATCGACTCCTAAAATTGCCATTACTTATTTCTCCTTGTGGTGTTAAGCCAGACCTACCACTTCATCAAAGTCAACGCCGGTACGAACTGCTACGAAACTCAAGGTTACGTAGTTGATAGAACGTGCTGGTTTAACATAGATGTCAGCGACAAATTGGTTTGTATCAATTACTTGTGCCGTATTGTTTGTTTCGTCACAAACAACTCGGAAGTCAGTAATCCCGCGTCGACCCTTGATTTCTCTCAAGAAGGGTTCAACAATGTTAACGAATTCCGCTCGTGTGAATTCATCATTGAATTCGAACATTACGTTCTGAGCGGCAGCTTTAATAGATCGTTCCATGACTAAGAATAGTCTTCGAACATTGATCCTATCAAAGGCTGAAGGACGTGCTAGTTTAGTCTTATCACCAAAGAGCAAGATGCCTTGTCCAGGTAGATTTACGACTGGGTTAACACCAGCTTTATATAACGCATCACGTTGTGACTTAGTGGCATTCCATGCAAGTGAAGATACTCCGAAGTATTGCCCGCGTCTGTTACCTGCTGGTGAGAACCAAGGTGCAGCAACAGCATCAGTAGACGCCATTATGCCAGCAGTAGAAGAAGCCGAAGGAATATAAACATACTTGTCGTTATACTTATCATACACTTTAAGGAAGTTATTGTCAACTACCAAATAAGATGATGAAGCAAGTGTGTTAGAAAACGCTGTTATACTAGAGGTGATAGTAGAGGCATTTTGTACACTGATCACATCTTCCCTTGCAGGCGAAGCAACAACAATACAATCCTTTCGCAATTTCTCAGCAGTCGTTACTAGATCATTGACCATAGTAGTTTGTGAAGCAGCGGTAGCCATACTAGGAGCAATCAAGAAATCCACTTGAATTGTATCTGCATCTTCAAATGTATCAAAACCAGTCTGATAGTTTGCAAGAGACAATACGTTGCTCTGTGCTCCACCGTTGAAACGCTGTGTGCGTGTGGATTGTGCAACTAAACCGGTAACAGTACTGTTAGTGAAAGCAGAAGCAGCCACGTTCGTAGGTCGTTGAGCATCAATATTAGCAGCCCAGACATACTCAGACTTGTTGTTTAAAACATCAAGTACAAAGTTGCTCGATCCTTCGGGCGTCTTAGCATCTGTTGCTAGAGAAAGATACGGCCACGTTTCCAATACAGTACCAGGAGTACCTGTGAAATCGCCACCCCTATCTATGACAGCCACGTGAATTTCATCGTGAGCAAGATCGCTGTCAGCACTTAGGCTTTTAACATAAGTTGAAGTGCGCGGAGCGCCATCAAAGCTTGATGCGTATGCCCAGCCATTAAATGCGCTATCGGCGACTGTCGCAGCACCGCCTTGAGCTACAATGCCAGACCATGGGCAGATAGAAACTTCTAAAGAGTTACCTGCTTTGCCTGGATACTTAGCGATGAATCGTTTAGTATCCTCGTTGGTGCCTGAAATGTGCCCAGATTTGTCTGCTTCCCAGTCTGCTTGGTTTTCAACAAGCACACCGCCAGTAGCGGAATCAACTGAGTTTAATTCAGCCGCACCGATACCACGAGTGACGTAGAGTGATCCAGAATATTTTAAGAAAGTAGAAGCAGATAGAAAATCTACATTGTTGCTGTCTACTATGAGACTAGGTGACCCAAAGTTACCAATCAATTCTGCTTCGTTTCCTACCAGAATTGGCTGTTTTGCAGGTCCCCAGTTGAAATCTCCGACAATCGCACCTGTAGAAGAGGTCTGAGCAGGCACAATACCTGATAGATCTACTTCACGGATTGTGACAGCGGGAGACTCTGATGGTGAAAATGCCATAGTCGTGTCCTTTTTTCGTTAACATGAATAAGAGTTTCATAATACGGAATATTGCTCAATGCTTTTATTTATGCATTATGCATTCTCAACATACCAACTAACAAGAACAATTCGATGCCCCTCAAATACTTTTGATACACCATGCTTGGTAGACCAATCGTATATTAGACTAGAACCCGTCACATCAGGCAAAACACATGGTACCACGTTATTTCTGTGAGATGAACCTGTTCTTCGTATACTCTGATCTTTATTAGGAGGTAAATCGTAATGTAAATCGTGTACAATTGTATGACCACCAACCAGATTAGATGTTTCCAAAAAGGTGATTATAGTTTTTTTGACAACCTTAACATTGTCACAATGCATACGAGTAAACGAGTTTTTACCATATTTCAGAAAATAATGAACATTACATCTTAATCCATGTTCTTTTAACATGTAAGCATCGAGGGTTTTGAGGCAGGGGTGGTGAGATAGCCTAGATCTAACCTGTCTTTTTTCTATATTGAACAATTGGTAGTCTTGTCTAAAACACTCAACAGGAGTTTGATCATATAGTTCCCAAAGACCAGCCACCTCTTCTTCAGACAATAATGTTTTAATATCGTAGTTGTGCGCCACTTTTACCAACCATTATTGTCGGCTTCGTAAGGGATATGCCAGTCTCGGTCTTTGAACTTTTCTTCAAGTTCTATCTGGTCAATGTAATCATCATTGTTATCGTGAAAACCAAACGGCACTATATCTTGTTCAATAGCATCCATTCTGCCTTGAAACATCATTGCTTTCAGATCAATATCAGTAAGATCGGTGAATCTAGAATCTGTTGAGAAGTAACCGAACATAACTAGATTCATCATCAGATCATCATGATTACCATCACTAGCTTCCCATGACTGGCCTCTGGCTACAAAAGTGGAGATTTCTAGAATGGTGTTTTCGTCTACAATTTCAAGCTTCTGTTCTTCTAATAGATCTTTGATACCAGAACAGCCAAGACGCTTTGTTTTGCGGTTGATATCAATACCCATGCGAGACTTGGTAACCGACTCTACATGCATGTTCTCATATTCTAAATCTAGATAAAGCCCATTACATACAAGTGTGCCTTGATCATTTGATTCAATTATTACATATGCTTCGTTATAGACTTTTGCATACTTATATATAATATTAGGAAAGAGCAAGGGCGATATAGTGTTACAACGGTACACAGCCACCTGTTTAAAAGGTCTCTCGCTAATGTCGATGATATTGAATGTAGAATAGTCCTGTCCTCTTCCTTTACTTACGTCTACACACATGATGTAGTCGTGTTCGGCAACAGTCTCTTCATATACGAGGAAGTCACCTCCCTCCATGTATGCAATAGGCTGCTTCGCTCTAAGTTGCATAAGAGTTTGGGCGTTAATTAAAGTATCGCCTGTACCGAAGAAAGTATTTCCAAATTCTTGGTCGAATTGGAGTACACTAGTGTTAGCAATAGTTTCTGCTTTCCATTTCTCATCACGACCAGGAACGTCATGCCAATCTACTCTGAATGGCACGTATTCGTTCACTCCCTGATTCGCACCTTCCCAGATTTTATGAAAAACATTACCAATACCGTTTGCGGTAGATGTAATGATAACCTTTGTATCTTTACCGGCCGAAACTACGGGGTAGGTTGAAGTGTAGAATTCAGATGCTCGCTCAACGAAAGCAAACTCATCGAGATAGAGCAGATTGACAGACATACCACGAATAGAAGAGCCGCTGGTAGAAGCAGCAATAATCCTAGAGTTATTAGAAAAGTCAATACTACCTTTATTAAGAGTCTTACAGCCTGGTTGTAGAAAGAACGGCAGATTTTCAAGCATGAGTGTAATACGCCCAAGCATTTCTCTAGAAGTTGCGCCTTTGTTTGCGAGAACTGCGATTGTTTTTTCGGCGTGGAAGCAGGCGTACCAGAGGATATAGGCAACGGACGAAATTGATTTCCCAGATTGTCGGCAAGCAAGTACAATGTTAAAACGATTGTTATTAAAATGTTCGAACATACGTTTTTGATAGGGATAAAGATTGAAAGGAACAAGGCCCCTATCCAAAGAGATAACTTTGACATAAGTTTCCGCAAAATAAGAGGGGCTTGCCATGCATTTTTTATATTCAAGAACTTGGTCCTTTGTCCATTCTTGAACTACACCGTCTTTCTTTACAAGATGATTGTATTGATAGGTATCATTCGACATTCGGAATGCTTGTTGCATCTTGTTCAATCACCTTTTGTTCATCATGTAATAGCCGTTGTAGATCAGAAGTGCTTCCTAGAAACACATTGTTGTTTGTAATTTGTTTTTGTTCTGTTTTAGCGGTGGCAGTAATTTCTTTATGTTTTTTATTCAAATCCATAAGTTTGTCTGTAACATCAGCGACATTCTTAATCATACCTGATAACACTTCAAACGCACGAGGATGCTCTGATTCTTTTGCAACCTCTATCATGAGATCTAACCCACGCTTACCGCCCTCGATCAACTCCATGTAAGTGTCGCGGGACATCTCGTAGTCTGTCTTTATGTTTGGATTCACGGTCGTCTTGTCTTCTTCGTTGCTCATATATTTGTTTCTCTATGGCGTTTTGGTACCAGAACTTATCATCTAGGTCTTTAATATCTAGCATTATTAATCGAACAACTTTTTAGAAATATATGACTTGATATCTATAGGGCTAAAAGCTGAGTCTGTATGGTCGTAAGTTATAGCATAAATCCAAGGTGGATATTGTGTTGTGTCTATATCTGACGGTGTAGGATAATCTAATCCGAACTGAGTACAGTAGTCACCTATGTCGCTATCATTAGATAAGAAATAACGATCTATTACTGAGTTAATTGTTTTGTCAGAATCGTTTCTTATCGTGACTCCCCAAATACCTCCTTCAGCGTGTTTTGGTAATACAGGTATTAAGTTAGGCTCATAATTGCTTATTGCTGCTTTGTATGTTTTAATATTATCTACACAATCGAATTTTATTCCGCCATATCTAAGGGTATTGGTTAAACCATCTCCATCTACAGCATTTATCAGCCTAGAAGTATTAAACTCTGTGCTGATTCTATCTTGCATATCCGAGTCAAGACAATACCAACTGATACCTGGATTATTGTAAGGTGCACGATATGCTGTATATCTTCCTATAAAATCTGCGGGGCAACATTTAAAATCGGAGTCACTATATTCAGGAAAAGACGCCCTTACTTCATCTATGAGTTCTTGAACGCTATCACTGCCTGTGGCAATATTATGATCATATCTCTGAAGTACTCCACGACAATACAAATTATCTCGTAAAGGTGTTAATAATTGTCGCCCTGTGTCATCAACGGTCGATTCAAGAGACGCGGCGAGCTTAGACTGTATTTGATTATGATCGACCATCTCATCTAGTATTAATTTTTCTGTAGCCCTACCATCCACAATACCAAAATCATCAACAATAGCTCTCATTTGTACTATCGAGCCATTTGAGAATGTTATCTTTCCAAAAGCAATATTATCATAATCAAATTCTAACCATACGGTTTCATAAGACCCAGTGGTATCACTGTCGAGAATGATTTTCATTAGAACAATCCACCAATATCATCGGCTACACAATAATTTCGGAAAGTCCATTCAAAATCATCGAGATTTATTGTATTTCCAACTGCTCTAATTTGAATCTGAGCAATTTGCTCGCCATATTCGCTCCCGGTACCGGCTGCGATATCGATCTTATACGACCATTCTCTGGTACTACCTAAACTTAACCAAGCGCCAGTCGATCCACTAAACGTGTCAGTAACGCCATTACCTGGTGTACGAGAGCCGTCGCGGGCACCGGTACTAAAGTTAAGGTCGTAACTGCTTCCTTTAATGACTTTTATTTGATAATCTGCCCCAACAACTCCTGGAGGAGCCCACGTACCGACTTGCCTAAAAATTCCGCTAGACGTATTAGGACCAAACGTTGTTTGATTCGGAGGCACCTCACTACCCGAAAAGCCACCAGAGGCTTGCTGACCCGTTGCCCATATTGAGCCGTCATTTCTAAATTGTATATTGTTTATTGCGGTAGCACCACCTGCGCCTGCGGGCCCTTCGTCACTTGATGAGAAGAAGTTTATTATCCAGTCAAAACTTAATCGTAATACATAGTCATCAGTATCTTCACCGGCTGCTGGGCTATATGCTACAGGATTAACCGTAGTATTCTCTATCGTAATTACTTCTGTATCTAAAGTTGTCGCATTATAAGGCCAATTGTCTTTCAACACTATAGTTACAGGAACATTGTCATCAGTAGAGGTATCTTCGCCTAGGTCAATCGTAAACTGCCCAGCACTAGATTGAATTTCAACCGCTCCAAACGCTTGACTATAAGACTGGTACATGTCCCAATCAGCCTGCGGCATGAAAACATATTCTTTTAAGTTGTTCGTGGTGTTTGCAGAGTTTGCCATAAAGACTTGGGAACCAGAAGTGCTGTTAACAGTTCCCATTTCAGAAGCAACACCGTCTCTTGTCACTGCTCTCATACCTGAGGTGATCGAGCTGACAGCCGTGTTGGGGGCTGTTATCACAGTGTTACCTGCGGTTTGACTGCCTGTAAAGAGTACAGCGGTACTTGGAGCATAATATAAGAATGCGCCATCAGCAATATTGGTTGTTGTCACATTAAATGTAACAAGATCACCTTCAAGAGGCGTATCATCAACTGCTGTAAATGAAGCTGTAGGTGCAGGATCGGTTACTGTGATCCCGCCAGATCCGACTAATGCTGTGTGAAGCCCAGTACTAAAATAATTACCCGCAGTGACTCTAAAGGTTAATGTTCTATCTGCTTCAATAGTACTGTTGTCACCATCTGCAACGAATGTTGCATAAACACGTTGCCCTAACGTACTAGGACCTGTTAGTGTTACTTGCGTAGTATCAAACAGTGATGCAGCCGTTCCAGAAAGTTCAACATAAAGTTGTTCCGAAATACCAGATACATTAAATCCAGTGATACCAATATAAAGATTTTCATCTTCGGTAACAGTAGAAGTCGTATTACTTCCTGTCGGCGAATTGTCTCGATAATTAAAGATAAAGTAACTTTGAACAGTGGTGTCTTGTATTTCGATTTGTGGAGATATAGCAATAGCTGGATTGCCAGGAGCTAATCCACCAACTGTAACCTGAAAATTTTCAGTGCCTTCTCTACTGTAATCGTCTGCTATTGTTAGATTTATTGTGCCAGTACCGCCGCTTATTACAACATCTGCTTTACTGTTAATTGTGGCGTATCCACTTAAGAAATCAGCAGCAACAACATCACCTGTTATCCAATACTTGTACGTGCCGTCTGGTTGATTGGTATTAACAGTAGTATTCCAATCAAACCCGTTGCTGAACGTATTTTCATTAGGCTGCAAGGTAGAAGGCCCAAACGTAGTAATATTACCCGTTCCTACAATAGTGACTGTATCCGATGCGACAGAAGATCCTATATTTGTAGGGCCGTTCAGATAAACATTCGTCTGGTAAGTCTCGTCGTCTTGATCACCGTTACTAGCATACGTTAATTGGAAAGTACCTGTTCCACCGCTTATAGTGATAGGTTGCCTAGTATCAAGATCTGGCGGTGTAGTCGTCCAATCGGCGGCTGTTGTACTGATGTTTGCAATACCAAAGTACACTGTACCATCTGGTATGTTAGTACCACCGACTGTGTATGTTACTGTATCACCTTCTGTAGCAATCGAAGGTGTGGTTGTTATAGTGTATACTGCTGCTGCATCATTTACAGTGAAGGTATCAGTTTGTATTCCCTTAGCATAAGCTTCAGGAATTTCTGAATTTAAATTAGTATCTTCAACGCCGAAGAATCCAGTAACTGGACCTTGAACCGTGTCTGAAGAAGTGACAGGTGTTGATACTATAGCCTCTGCGCCACCTGATCCATCACTAACAAAAGTAACAGTGCCTGACTTTTCTGCTAGTCGTGCGTCACTAAACATAGAACCCGAAACTGTCCAAGTAACTGTGTTTCCTATATTGTATGCACCAGAGGTTATTGTAGCGACCAGTGGATTACCTTCAACAATATCGGGCACGTCAACTGCAAGAGAGTAAGCAGTATTAAGAATACGAACAACACCGTTTCCTACTTCAATATCATCTGAGTTTAGTATTTTTATGGCTGCTTGTTCCAATCCTTCTGAGATGCCATCTACTCTAGGGCTTAATGTAAAAGTACCTGTTGAGCCTGATATAGCTACAGTTTTTGCAGTAGCAGGATTAATAGGAAAGACTGAGGCTCCATCATAGAAATCAACAAAATCAGAATCCTTTAATGTAAGAGAGGATTGTGATTCGTCAATATACCATTTAGCTGTAGTAGTTCCACCGTTTTCAATATTAGTTCCAACAAGTGTAATCGTGTAAGGGCCGCTGCCTTCGGTAAGATTTCCCGCATTGGGCACACTTAATTGATAAGAAGGTGTCACATCGCCAATCGTTATAGTCTGATTGGCTAAAGCTCTTCCTGAACGATCTCTAATGTAAACATTAAAAGTCTCTGAGCCTTCAGCAGGATCAGTTAGTGCATCAATGACAGTGCTGATGTTGAATTGTCCGGTGCTTCCATTAATAGGCACATATTGTGCAGAATCAGGACCTGGTAATCCATACTTGCCATCATAATGATTGACACCAAAATCAGAATCAATAGTGTCAATATGCTCGCCATACCAGTAAATAGCATCTGTACCTGTTACAAGATTACTGCCAGTAGCAGTAATTGTTATTGCATCACCTTCATCGACTGTCTGAGTACTAGATAATACATACGAAGGTGAAGTATATTGATTAACAACATCATTTAATGTTACGATATTAGGATTAACATCGTCTTGTATAAAGACTTCACCGCCTAAGTACATGCCTGCAGGATGAACGAATAGTTTGAAGACCTCTTTCCATTTAGAAATAGGTATGCCCACACGAATCAATACAGCAAATGTTTGGTAGAGTTTATCGTCGGTTAGATATCTAAGAGAGTTTGGGCCTAGTTGTGATTCAAGGTCACTGACTTTAAATATGTTTTCTTTTGGATAAAGAACTTCTACATCTTCACCATAGAATGATCTAAAGAACCACTCAATAGCAAACTTAGTTCCTTTAGCTCGAAACAAAATGTTTGAAAAATTAGCAGCAGCACGAAGCTCTGTTTCGTTTTTACCGAAACCTTTGAAGTATTCTTCGCCCAACAACAATTCATCTTCAATGAATGTTAACAGAGTGATATCAGTTTCGTTGATATCACGAGAAGCAAACAAATGCTGCAATAATTCCGTAGATTTATATTCACTTTGAAATTCATAATATTCTTCAAGGAGTGAAATAAACTTAGGATATAGTGAAGCGAAGTGCTCAGGTAGAACGTTCTCTACCTGCATTTCTCGAAAGTTTATAAACCTCCGCTTCTTGTCAATAAAGTTGTTATGCATTATAATTCGCTGTGTAATTACTCAAGTAAATTGAACCAGTGTAAGTTGTATCATATGTAGCAGTAGTTGCTGCTGTGTATGTTTCTGCAATTACACCGGCATATTCGGCAGCATAAGCTGTACCGTCATAGCTTTGCGCTGGTTGATAATTGCCTTCGTACAAGGCCTCGTATAAGGCGCTATATTGAGTAGTGTAAGCACTGTAGGTCGCAGAGTCAGCACCTAAAAACGTACCAGTATAATTTGTGCCGAGAGGCTCAGAAACATACGAAGATACATAACTAATTGCCTGTGTTCTTGCGAATTCACCAGTATAATTTGCTGATGCTGTACCTGTGTATCCAGTAGAATAAGGCGCATCAGTTGGCCCTGCATAAACAGCTTCATAACTTAGCACAGGACCAGCAGAAACTTGCAATGATCCTGCATTATTCCATAATTGCCCTACGACCAAATCAGAATCCACTGTAGGCAAGTTGTTTATTATCACAACGTTGGTAGCACCAGCACTGTTAATAATGTTAAGACCACCAGTCTGTGTGTCAATAAATGCGTTTGATCCATCATGGAAAATCGCAGTATCACTGTCAGCACCAAAAGTAAGTTTACCGGTATCACTAGGGACTGCAACAGCTCCTGAACTAGGATTAATAGCCAAAGCAGTACTAACTTTGACTGGTTGCCCACCTGATGTTCCAGGGCTGTACATAGGATAATAAGTAGCGCCATCGGTGATAGCAGAAACAATAACGTTAGTAGCGGTTGTTGCAGTTACGGCGTCTACTAGAGTTAAAGCGGATCCATTACCAGAAAAGTTTGATGCTGATAATGTTTCGCTTGTTGCGTTATAGGTGACACCCGAGTGTGTGTTCACACTGTCTTCACCAGTCGCATCCGCTCGCATCATGATATAATTAACAACACCCGTGGCGTTAGACGCTTCGGTGTTCTTAGCGAATCTAGCCCAACCATCTAAGTGCGTACCACCAGTTATATAATTACCCGCGGGATTATACTGTAAAGCATCATCTGTATTTGCACTATCAAAACCAGTAGCAGCTTCTCGAAAAATAATATAATGGTTGTCAATTGAAGTTGTTGTAACTGTGTTTAATTCGTTTGCTCTAACGTTATCTGCTACAACATTGGTTAAAAGAGAACCATCGCCTCGGAAAAAGCCAGCGTCTAGAATATCGGTTGTAGGATTATAGAATAACTGCCCATCAGCTTCAACACTATCGATAGCATCAAACGCCTGTGACATAAGTAAGTAGTGGTTTGCGTCGGTAGTAGCTTGTACGTTTTGTTGTTCTTTTGAGTATCTAGAAAATAAAGAGAAGCGCGAATGGTCAGCACTGTCTGCAATCGTAGCAGAGTCAGCAAAGGTAGCATAACCTGCATTGGTAGCGTATCGTGCATGATCAGCAGAATCGGATTTTAAAGCAAACTGAATGTTGGTAATAAACTCACCATCACCAGTCGCTTTACCGTCCCACTGAAGATTGTTGGTACCATCGCCGGTAATATAAACATTGCCTTTAACATAAAGATCACTGTCTATGGTCGTTTCACCCAGAATTCTTAAGCCACAATCGCCACCTCCGAGTGTAGGAGCAGAGTCACGCGCACACATAAGACTGGCGACTAGCCCTGTTTCAGGATCAATGCCCAATAATTCTTCTAACTCGGTTTGGGTTACGATTTCACAGATGTCGGGAATGGTACACACTCCATCTGTGAGAGCACCAGTAATCTCAAGGTCACCGGTGATCTTGGATCCTGTAAGCGTATCATCAATATTCTGATTAGCTAAATCCCTGATAGACTGTAGAGTCGATCTTTTAGTAATCAGCCCACTGACATCATTGACAATAACTTCGTCTAATAAATCAGGATTGAACAACACTAGTTGCGATATTTTTACTTCTGCCATGATCCTATAATCTCGGTTTTATTTGTTTATTTATATGACTTTAGCTTATTGTTATAACAACTTCGCCGACTTCCGAAGATCCGCCCAAAGGTGATACTCTGTAGAAGAAAGTGTCTGTGCCTGTAAATGCTGCGTTAGGAGTATATCTGAATAATCCAGTACTACCGTTTAATATGGTGACAGTTCCATTTGAAGGATCACCACCAGCAGAAACAACAAAAGTCAGATCGTTGCTTGACCAGTTGTCGTTTGTAGCCACGTTGAAGTCCACGAAACTGTTTACAGAACATACTATATTGTCGCCTACTGTATCAACAGATCCTTCTACGTCGATAGAGATAGGATAAGTTCTGATCCCCCAATCACCTCCGACTAAAATGTTGAATGAGTCTAATCCATTATAGTCATCTGCGGGATAATAATACCAGGTGCCGTTCGCTTGAATTACACCATCTACCATAGTCATCGAGCTTCCCAGTGAAGCGGTTGCTGTACCGTGTAGAGGTGATGTTGCTGTTATAGAGGTGACAGCAGAAGGAACATTCTTTACTATAAACGGAACGCCTGTTGCTAGACCATCTTCTACTGCAAGCCCGCTTAACGGAGTGGCTGCAAAGGCACTGTCAGTACACACCTTAGAGAATAGTTCTGAGCCATCCATGCTAAGAAATTGTACACAAGCTTCTGAAATAATAGCTGTATTAGTAGACACACCTTTATAGAGATTGATCTTCATCTCAAAATCTAGCGTATAAATGATAGTGCGCCGTGATTCAAGAGGCGCTTCGAAATCATCTGAAAACGTTACGCCCGTCATAGTGATAGGTGTATCTTCTTTTATATCAAATCCATCAAGTGGTTTTACAGTTACCGTATAGTTCGGTGTAAAGAAAGGCATAATTTGCTCGACGATTTGTAATGAATCGTCTTGAGTTTTTGCCATGATGTTTAACTGAAACGCAACAGTATATGGCACTGGTGTGTATAGCTTAGTACCACCGCCGCTCCAGTTTGTAGGATAAGAAATGCAGTTATTCATCTTGGGCAATTGTCGAGCAGCATCATAAGTCAACGCTACAATTTCAAAAGACATTCTAGGCAGTTTTAATGCAATCTGCCTTTCTGCATCCTCGCCATTGTTCATAGCGTCTATACGCGCTAGAAAGTCTCGTTTCGGTGCGTAAGATAGAGGCACCTTAACTTGAGACAATGTTGATCCATCAGACGCTTTTCGTACCACACGGATATTGTTGAATAAAGATCCAAAAACTGCTACCGCTTTACGAATTCTCTGATGGTAAAAATGATCACCTAGCATTATGGATCTCCGAACGGATTAGATTCACTAAAGTCAATGAAATCTATATCTCCGCCTTGTGATGTAAGATTAAAGTCGTCGTTCATAGCGCCGTCTTGAAGATCTTCACCTACTAGAGATGGAGTGCCTGTGGCTAAAGACTCTGCTCCTGTTATTAACCCGGTCGTGGTCCAGTCATGATATTCACCATCAGACGCACCGCCGGTGTGTGCTATGTAAAGCACAACATCATCGCCCGAGGCATCTATATTAACAACCTCACCTGTCAATGTATAAGCACCGTTGTTTTGAGTAATGTTTTCGTACTCAAATGTTCCTGTAACATTAGACATGGTAAGCTTAGTTTGATAGGCATGAAAGCCTTCAACATTATCAATAGAATCTACACCTGTATCAAAATCTTCGTCATTGTACTCGAACAATTCAGCACGAATCTTAAACACAGGTAGATCTTTAATTTGATAGAAAGGTGATTCGTCTTCAACCTTTGTAATTTCAAATATAGAATTTGAAAGTGGAAGAGAAATCAGATCTCCTTCACGCGGGCGATAGAATGGCTTGTCAGCAGTAGATTCGTACTGTGCTACTTGGTTCAACCAACGTCTGCGTGATACAATGAAAGTTGCGGCATCACGAATCTCTACTCCAAACTTACTGAATAGATCTCCTTCGCCGTCAAAGCCTTCGGTGTTTTCAATATACATTTCGATCTTATAAGCATCGTCAAAGCGAGATACATTATCGTCTTGAAATATAGTGTCTTTATTAACGATTTCACGAGGCATATAATAAACATCTTGCCCATACATCTTCAAAGACTCAATAATCAAGTCTTCGTAAAGATTCTGTTCGGACGTTCGCCCTTGTGTAAAATAGAGATTAGTTGTCATGCATTAACCCATGAAGAAATCTGGTGGAAATTCATTTTCATTACGCATTTTTTCTTCAAGTCGTTCTAACTCAGCGGTCGCGTCTTGATAGTACTGAGCGCCGCTGAGTGTTACACCACCGGGCAATTGCATACCTTCAAACTTAGACATGTTCATACCCCACTGTTGTTTAATCAACTGTGTGGTGTAGTCTTTGAGAAACTTGTCGTTCCAAACATCTGCGAACGTACTAGGATCTACAAGCGACAACACTTCAAACATGATGTAGTCGCCTTCTGCTAGATTGTTATACTGATTAGGTGCCCATTCTCCGAAGATGTAAATTCTGCCTTGGTGTCTTGAGTGTGTAACTCGTGGCTCACCGTCTAGAATA